CTTCTAGTCTTTCAATAAATTTGGTATTGTAAAAAAAGTTACGTCCGTCTGTTGCCGCAGTAGGACACCAAGCATCAGCATTTACTAGTTTAAGTCTTAAAGCAAGGTTACCATAAAAAGGATGTAGTATAAGCAAACCAATTCTAGCTTGAACTAGTTGCTCACGAACCCTTAAATCTAATTTAGGATCAGTATCAAACCCAACTTCACAGCCAGGCTTAACATCTTTTTTAGCAGTAGGATTAATATTTGACATTAAACTCTCCTATTTCTCGTCCATTGAACGAGCTTTTCTGATATACTTGCCAAAACGCTCATGGAACTCATTAAAGCTAGGCAACTCTTTTGGCTTAACATTAATGCCATATCGTACAATGGCAGTCTGAGCTCCCATTACAGTTAGTTCAGCATCAAAGTTGTCCATCATAAACCTTAAGAAGTTCTCAATATACTTTTGAGCTCCTGCTTTATTCTTTAAAGCTCGTTCACGTAACTCAAAACACATAGACATTGTAAGTGAATAACGTCCACTCATCTCAACATGTTTGTCAAGTGTCTTAACCTTTCCATCTAAGATGTCAGTTGGGTTAGGTAGTTTATTACGAGCCTTTCGTGTTGCCATAAACTTAACAGCAATACCTTCACCAATCGCACCTGATACCAAATCAGTAAATGTTTCGTCATCTAAATCATCATCGTTGATTAGTTCCGAAACAAATGTCCAACTTCTAGGTGTAGCAAAAGCACGACTTGAACCCTTAGGATCAAAGTCAAATAAATCTTGTTTATGAACAGTAATGTGTCCAATAACATCAGAATGGATATTGTTGTTAACAGCCCAGTTCAACCAGCTATCATAATCAACTCGCATTTCTAAATGTAAAAATCTGTTAGCCAACGGAGCAGGCATCCTGTAAACAACACCCTTATCAGTTTCCCTGTTACCTGCCGCAATCATTACAACATTTTCAGGTAAAGCATAGTTACCAACCCTGCGGTTAAGAACTAACTGGTATGCCGCTGCCTGTGTACTTGGCGGAGCAGAGTTAAGTTCGTCTAAAAACAATACAACTGTATCGTACTGTTTAGCTAATTCTGTACTCGGTAAATCAACTGGAGGAGCCCAATCCATTGTACCTGAATCTTTATTATAAAACGGAATACCTTTAATGTCTGTAGGTTCCATAAGTGCCATTCGAAGATCAATTAGTAAAGCATTACCTAGTTCACCTGAATCAACTAACCCTTGTGCTAGTTCTGATTTACCAATGCCCATTGGACCCCAAAGGAATAACGGACGTTTTTTAGCAAATGCTTTTATAATGCTTCGACGAGCACCTTCGGAAGTTACTGTTCTGTGTTCTGTAATTGACATATTTACTTACTCCTTTTATTAACTATACTATGTATTATACGCTCATTTAGGCCAAAAGTCAACCATTTTCACGTCTTTTTTTCGTCTGTAAGTCATTGATATACAACTACTTTCAATCTTTTTTTAAATTTAGTTTATTTTTGGCCTTAATTTTACATAGTTTTTAGTACCAAGAAGCGGTATTTTTCATATAAAGCATGATATCACCGTTGTATAATGACACCATATTTGCCTCTTGTTCACCAAATAAGATAATAGCTTGTTTACGAGGAGGGAAGAAATACGGACAAGTTAAGTGTCTGTCTAATTCTAATAATACTCTCGGATTATTCTTAATATGTTTGATTGATTGTTCTAAGGATATAGTGTATCGTTTTACGAACAATTTAGTTACGAATGTATTAAAGCCAAATTCTGTAAGACGTAATCCCGAATCAACTCTAGTATTTTGCCACCATTGCGATAGTGCTTCTTCTTTAGATATGCCTTGTAATTGTTGGACGAGAGCTGTTGTTATTTCAGCTTTCTTAGATGGGGACGTTTTCACCGGACTCTAACTTAACTACAGTAAATCTGTCAGTGTCGTATTTCGCATTCATTTTTTTAGCAAGATTAATAGCATGTCCTGGATTAGAAAATGCTACCTTTTTATATTTAGGTCCTGGATATGAAACTAACATATTAAACGTTTTTAAGTTAATGGGTCTGCCTTCATAGTATACAGCCCATATGCCGCTACTGGCAAGGACTTGGATTGTTTGATAGCTTTTCTTGTCTGTTTGTTCTAGTATAACAACTGGCTTTGGTCTACTCACGTTTGATACTCCTTATTATACGAGTATTTATCATTATTCTGTGAGTATATAACTCCGTTTATATGGGTGTTTAACTAGACCAATTTTCTCCATCCATTTCGACTTCTACTACTTGTGAAGCTATTAGATGTTTTTGTGATTCTATTAAATCGCTCTGTACGTTGATTAATTTTGTTTGAAGCTCAGTAATGCTATGTAATAAGTCCGTCGCTGTACGGGTGTCTAAGACGGTGCTAGACGCCTGTTTTTGTTGGTTTGCTTGTACTAACTGTCTAAATTTATCTATGTGTAGACTCATTTGACTCTGCTTTTCTTAAGTGCTAATGCCATATCTGCTTTAGTTTTAAATGGTCCTTGGTACGGGTAACTTTCTAACGTAATTAGTTTAGGACAAAAGCCTCGTGACCAACCATTACTAGGATATTCTACAATGTAATAACCTGCCGAATGTACACTATTTGATTTATTATTTTTTGTGTACAACGGTAGTCGACGTTGTACATCATACATTTCGTTTGTAGGTTTACTAGCACACGGATATCCAAATAATAGATATACTTCGTCGGCTGTGGTAATGCTGTGTTCTACGTCAACCCTAACTGGTGATTTAAAACAGTCCTCACCCCATTTTGTAATAATGTCATCAAATGTCATATCAACTGGTCGGGGTAGATTATTGCTAAGAAGTTGAAAATGTTCTTCGTCTTTTTTACTTACGGTTCCAACTTTGGTACCGTCTTCTTCTAGTATCCAAAAGTTGTTTTTGATAATTGTTTTTAATTTAACTGTCATTGATATTACTCCTTATAACCTAATTGTAAAAAGTGAGCATAACTATCTATGTTATCACTTATCTTTTGTAAATCGTACTTGCCGCAAAACTGTAAAAACCTTGCCCCTACCATAGGAAAGTTTTTAGGTTCTATCGCATTTATTGTTTCGTCTATATATTCTAAAATTTCAGTAGGCTGTGCCGTCAAGTCAACTAAGGTAACATTGCGATTGTAATCGTCTAATACCCTGTGCTCAACTTCGTTGTGATCTACCCACCGCTGTAGCATTAAGTTGTTCCAGTTAAAGCCTTTACGGTTCTTATCATCGTATGCTTCTAATAGTCCTACTTTGTTTTTGGAACCTTTTTTACGAACACCCGGATAAGCACTAAACACATTGTCGCTTGAATCTCCTCTCATACATTTTTCAAACAATAACCACTTTGGATCAGGTATTACTTTGGGCTCTTTGGTCTTTTTATCAAGTACCCTATTACCTCTATCATTAAATATGCCTTCAACAGTATGTAATTCATCTGTAATACCGTTGTATTGTTTTACAGTAGGTGTTATTAACTGTATAAAGTCGGTGTCGCTACTAATAATATAATGTTCGTCATTTGGATGCTTATGTATAAACCTAGCAATTAAGTCGTCTGCTTCTGCGATTTCATTGCGAAGAACAGTACAGTTACTCTTATCTCTTATAAATGATGTAAGGTCGTCGAATGTTTCCCAAAATGCTGTATCTTCTTCAACTTCTTGATCTGTTAGTGCCTGTCTAGCAACTTGCCTATTTTTCTTATACGGTTCGTAAAAGTCTTTACGCCAGCTTCGACCCTCTAAGCAAAATACTACGTGATCTGCTTGAAACCTACGGAATACTTTATTAACACTATTCATTGTGATATGGATGCTTAACCCGACCTTTTCATCTATAGTGGCACCTCTGTACGCGACGTGCCTTGCTCTAAAAAATGTATTTGCTGTGTCTACTATTAAGTATTTCATATTTCACCTATATTGGTTTGTGATCTGTAATGGTTCTTCTCATGTATTTTGAAAATTGATAATGGTCTTCATGTTTGTAATATTTTAATTTTTTAGGTGAAGCGTTGTCTAAGTGTTCGCTAAAAAATCGCATCATAGAAACCCCCCAGAACCAATAAACATTAGGATAGTCTAACTGAACTATTTCTTTAATTAGTTCAGACTCCTCAGGGTCGCCCCAATCTTTTATGGTGTAATTAAACTTACTGTTATTTTTTGGAAATGGCCATGTTTCCTCTGTAAAGTAAAAAAAGAACTCGTGCTTGGATTCTTTTATCAGTTTTATAGTCTGTAGTAACAAAGGCATAAAATGTTCATTTTGCTCTGAAACGTGTGTTATAGCATTTATAATCTCACATTCAGCTAAGTATTCTTTCTCTACAGTATCGAGCCATTCTTCAATAATAGTATTAAATTTATCGTTCTCTGGATGGTATGCTACCATGGGGTCATATTCTGAACCTAAGTTTAATCCATTCTTTGTAACAAGCTCGGCAAATCTCTCATCATACCATGATTTAAATGTAGTATCCATCGACTTAACTCCGTTAGTTCTAAGCATTTCTACTATAAGTTGTCTGCCATGTTCTCTATCAAACTCGGTGCCGTCCATACAGCAATCAATGCCGAATTTTTTATAATGTAAACTCCAATGATGATCTTTAGCACTACCCCAATCACCGTATAAATGATATATTCTTCGTTTCCAATAAGGTATTCCTATAAAAGAATAACACTGGTCAAACCCGTACATATCAATTGAGTCGCATACTTCTTGTAATATTGATTCAAAACTAGCATTATGCCTACAAAAACTTTTAGCCCTTGCTGAATACACTTCTGCCATTCTAGTAACCCAACTGTACTGTGTATCAGTAGGATGTGGGTAACGTTCTAATCCTACCCAGGCTCCGTCTTCGTTTGCTTGGAGATAGTCTGTAAAACTACAAACACCTCCGGAGTGACCGTCACCGTAACTTAAAAAATGCATTCTTAACTGACCTCTGTTTTTCCATCGTCACGTTTAACTGTTGTGACTCTATTATCTGGATCAGCATCATAGTTTTCCCATGTTTCTAATGCTACATTCCTACATACCTTTTGAAACCAAATATCAACTACATCTTCATCTGTAGTTCCTTGGTAACCTTCTTTTCTTAATTGGTTTACAAAATAAATATTCCAATCTAGTTCAAAGGCACCCTGGTCTGGTTTGCTAGGGTTATCTAATTCAAAGCCAACTACATTTACATATGGTAGTTTCTCTTCGGTAGCAATATCCTTTTCGGACTTGTGTTCTTCTTTTGTTTTAGCATTTTTCTTAAACAACTTCTTTAATGGATTTTCCATATATTCTCCTATACTAATCCTTTCTTTCTAAATTCTTCTACCGGATCGCCAAGTTCTCCGGGTATGCTAGGTATCTTATGTTCCCCAAGCGTTTCCAAAGATGTCGACGTGGAGTCTTGGTGTGTATCTCCAGCCTTTTTCCATTGCCAGTTTTGCCACTCTCTGGGCATTAGCCTTGTACTCGTCATATCTCCCACCCAACGGCATGGTATATACAGGACATTTAACACCGGCTTTTGTATATTCCGCAACAGCCCGATCAACTTCATTAACGTCATCAGCATCAGCGACAACAAATTTAAAATAAAAATCAGTATTAGGGACATCGTAATAAGAACGAGCGATATCAGGTTTAATAGCATCAGCCCAAGTTTCTCCCGATACTGAGAGTTTCGGGGAGCAAGACCAAGTGATTCTAAGCCTGCCTTGAGACTCAAGATACTCTCTAAACTCAGGTCTAAGAGCTTGTGTGGTATTTGTTTCAAATGTAACATTTTGTAGATCCTTCATTTTTGGGTGTTCCAGTAAGTCAACATAAGCCCGTTGCCACCCTAGCAACGGTTCGCCACCTGTAAAAATTAAATGTATGTCCTGCCCATTTGGGAGAGTCCATTGACCATTTGGTGTTAATGTTAATAAGTAGTCTACTAAAGAATCAATATCATCATCTTTCATAAACCTTTTAAACTGTGGATAAATTGAAGCGTAAGTATCGCACCCTGTATGTACAATAGGCAAGTCTTCAAACTTGTCGTAGTTGTCTAGTGTGTCAAGGATTGTTTGTACTTCAGGATTAGCATTATTTAGTCCTGGATAAGATTCTGTCTTATCACGCCCAAATAACTTACATCTAAAATTACAACCAAACGTTCTTAAAAATACACTTGGCACACCAACATACTTTCCTTCTCCTTGAATACTATAAAATGCTTCTGAGTACCTAATCTTACTTGCCATCAGTTTCCCTTTCAGTGATAATTTTATCAGCAAGGCCATATGCTACAGCTTGTTCCGATGTCATAAAATTGTCACGATCCATATCTTTCTTTAGTGTCTCAAAATCCTTACCTGTTGCTTTAACATAAATTTCTGTTAATACTACTTTCCAGCGTAACAATTCTTTTGCTCTAATTTCTACATCAGTTGCTTGTCCACTAAATCCACCTAAAGGTTGATGTATCATGTGTCTAGCATTAGGTAACATAAAACGTTTACCTTTAGTACCAGCACTTGCTAACAACGACCCCATAGAACAGGCTTGCCCCATTACTACAGTTGTGATATCACATTTAACAAAGTTCATTGTATCTAACATACTCATTCCAGCAGTTACTGACCCGCCTGGTGAGTTGATATAAATTGTAATGTCTTTTTCTGGGTCTTGACTTTCTAAAAACAGTAGTTGAGCCACAATGGCATTAGCCATGTTTTCTTCTACTTCGCCACTTAACATTATAATACGATCTTTTAGTAGTCTACTATAAATGTCGTAACTACGTTCGCCTTTTGATGTTTGTTCTATTACTATTGGTATTAATGCCATTGTGTTCTCCTGTTATTGAAAATCGCCATCTTCTCTATGGCCTTGTCTATAAGACATGTTAGCGTCTGTTTCTCTTACTTCAACTCTACAACACCAAATTCTATCAGCTTCGCCGTAGTCCTTTAAAAATATTGTATTGATGTATTCGTATAAAAAATCAGCAATTCCTTCACAGCCTGTTTTTTCAACTTCTGTAATTTTAGCAATGCCGAGAGTGCCTAATTTTTTAATGTCGTCATAATTTGGATCATCCATAGCTAATAGTGTTGTATGATCAAACCAATCAGAAAGTAAGTCTTTTAATGGTCTTAGTCCACCAAAGTCCATAACCCAGTTTCTTACGTCTAGGTCATCTGATTCAAATTCAAAATGGAAACTTAAAGCATATCCATGAATTATATTACAATGGCTGTCTGCTCGCCACTGCCTGTAAGCAACAGGAAATTGTTGATGATATGTTTTTGTAGAAACATACTTCTTTTGTTTTGTCATTATTTTATCCTCTGATTAATGTTAATAGAGGGGGCGGAATATTTAGTGAGGGTCGATCCCTTGAAGACCTCGTTTGTCTGTTTCATAGTACTATTATAACACAAGTACTAGGGACTGTCAACATATTTATCTTATTCATTTGGAACTTCCTTTATATCTGTGACATTATTAAATGCCACTACACGTTTTACAAATTGCTTCTGAACATCTTGTACTTCATATTGTTCGCGTCTAGAATCTATTGTTAGTAATACTCCGTCACGTTCTTGTTTAACATACCCGTGAATCGGCGAGTCAGCCAAGGCATACATTCCACCAAGCCTACCAAATTCATCAACTGGCCATTCGACAGTATACCTACAAGTGTATTTCTTATATGCTCTAGCCATGGTATTCACCGACATTCTCCCATGGATAAACTAACCAAACATCTTCTTCTGCTTTGTTAACCTCATCACATGAATATTGAACACGGTCAAAGTCACTTGATAAGTTTTCAGTCAAAACAGCGAAGCGAACATTGTCGTCACCGTTAAGTTTCCAGTCGTCAGCAATCCATTGAAATGTAGCACCAGTATCATTGATGTCATCGACTACTAATATCTTCTTACCATTAAGAGCATCATTGGCCATCCAAGCAATACTATCACCTGACTTTCCAGTTTCACCATCACGTAAAGCAACCTTTACCGCTTCACATCTAATACCTGTCATGTTACTTAGAATAGTAGCAGGCACATTGCCTCCTCGTGTAACACCTACAATGTAATCTGGCTTCCATTCACTATCGTAAAGTTGTGTGACTAGTTGTGTACACATTTTTTCTACATGCCCCCATGTATAAAACTTTTTCTTAATTGTCATTTCCCTCTCCTAAAATAACCACTTAAATGAAGTAGTAATATTGTAATCGTCACCTACAGCAGTATCAAACCTGTGTACACCGCTTATGTCCCAATTAAAGTTTTCTTGCTTATATCCAAAGCCTAATCCTATGTCAGTTTCTACTTTAGCACTTTGACTCCATTCAGTATTAGTATAACTAACATCATTACCACTTCTGCTAGTAGGAGCGTTAATGTTCATACTACCTGAGAATACACTAACTGGTTGACTAATGAAACTAGTCATGCTCCAGTTGTTATCAAGCATTGTATCGTTTTGTACTTTCCAACCGTAACTCATTAAGTCATCACTATCATTAATAAGTGAATTACCTAGTGTAGCAACCTTAGTATAACCTAAGTTTAAATTAGCAGATACTCTGCTGTTTCCGTAATCCCAACTTTCGCCTGTTTGTAAGAACGCTGTCTCTGTTCCACCAATATCAAACATACCATTAAAGTATCTACCTAAGTATGCTCCTTCTTCTTTCATATAACCAAATGTAGTACCGTCTACTGTTACAGCAATACTGTCTGTACTATTTTCTTCTCTAAGGTGTACAGCAAAATCACTAGTACCAAATGATGTTAATCCGGCATATTGTGTATATGAATGAAATGCTGTGTCAATTGGTACATTAGCATTAGCAAGTGGTATTAGCCATTCTCTGTTATATGCTATGTCGTCTATTTCTACTATCAACGAACTCAATGAACTAGGTAAATTATTATTACCCGCTACATATCCGTTTGAACTAACTGTATTACCATCTGCTCTTCCGGTTGTCGGAATACCTGTGGCGCCTATTGGGTTTGTGGCAGCCTTCATATCTAATCTACCTTGTCCGTCAATTCCAACATCATATCCACTATATGTTTTATCAGCAGTAGATAATATTAGGTCTACTGTATTAGAGCCTGTCATATGTGGCCACATTTGCCTAAGTAAAGCAACACTACCTGTTACAACAGGTGCCGCCATACTAGTTCCACTCATGCTAGTGTATTGGCTATCATAATTATCTAGCGATGTCATACTCTCCGGAGCTCTAATAAAGAAGTCACTTACAGTATATTCATCTTGACAGACATCATTTACGACATCCCAACAAATGCCGCCAGCAGTAGCAGAGTATGAGTTGTTTGTGCCACTGGCAGAATCATATGATCCAACTATGATCACCCTGCCGTCTAACATTAAACTACCGTCATCATTTGTGGCAGTAGCATACCAGCCCGGAGCCATAGCAATTTTTTGACTATTACCGGCACTATTAACAAGAATGATATCACTGTTAGCCATATTAGCCTTTAAAGCATTGATTGAAGTCATCCCGCCATATACATAATCACCACTGTCGTTTTTTGCTATTACTTGATCTAGATTTACATAACCGCCATTTTTCCAAACAGTCTTGTTCCATTTATATGTATTTTTATCAGCATCTATAAGTGATAACGATTGATATGTGTCCTGTGTATTATTAATATCACTGCCTACTGTGTATCCGTCATTGAAACTAATATTACTATCCCAACGACTATTAATACTTAAATTAACAACATCAACATTATTGTCTTTAAAGAAATCCCAATAATTAGAATCTAAATAACCTAAACTTAACGACCTAACTACATATAGTTTAGAGTCAAATGCTACACCAACTGTACCTTCTCCGTCACGTTTAGCAACCATTGTGCCAGCTACGTGTGACCCGTGTCCATTCCAGTCTGTTGATTCGTTATTATAAACGCCACCGATTTGTCCATCTAGTTCGTCATGGTTAATATTAACACCTGTGTCAATAATACCAATGTTAACACCCTTACCCGTCCAACCCCTGGCCCAAGCACTATTAATACCTGCGGCTTCTATGTGTTGGTAACTTGTACCCGAGCCATTGGCACGATTTTCATCTGTAAAAGCATATAAATTATTTAATGTACAACCTGAATAGTATCCACAATAGGCGTATACTTCACTAGTTAGAAAGGCATCAGGGCTACTTGAGAGTCCAGTAGTCTTAGTACCTAAGTCAGCTTCGTTATATGTAGTGCCATCATCGCCACCACCGGTTCCGCTATCTACAGTTGATATTAATACACGCCCGGTACGAACAGGATTACTGTCAGTAATACCATGTTCCACAATGTTACCCGCTGATGTTCCAACAGTTTCTGTTTCTCCTGTTGTTGTGCTAGTTGTACCATCATCATATGTTTTTACAACATCAGTTCTTGTATAACTTACAGTATCATCTCTATATGAACTGTAAGTCCTTGTTACTGTGTAAGTATCTTTGTATGTTTTAGTTACTGTTCCTGTTACTTCGACAACAGTAGAGTCAGTTACTGATAGTGTTTCTGTTGCTCCGGTGGATATAACTACTCTCACAACCGCACTAGTGTTCACAACATTGCTTACTGAAGATACTACATGTCTCGTATATGTAGTCTTAAGATCCGCGTCTGATTTATTAGTATCTTCGTTTACTTTTTCTTTTAGTTCTTTAAAGGCAGTACTATTATTATCTACGTTACCATTATCAGCACCGTATTGCCAAAACGTTTCATAGCCCTTGTAATATCGATCATACATACCATCGGCTATGTCAATAGCTTCAGTTAATGTAACAGTTTCTGACAGACCGCTTTTATATGTAACAGTAACAGTCATACTATCTAATGTAAGTTTGTCAGCAGTTGACAACCCATCTACAGTTGCTTTTAATGTTGCTATTGCTTTAAAGCCAGCAACAGCAGATACAAAGTCGCCTTGCTCTACAGATACTAAAGCACTAATATTATTTGTTTGTAATATACTTAAACTGTTATCAACTATTTTTACTTGTTGAATAATACTGTTTCCTAATGTATTAATGTTTACATCATTCGAATCTACTTCTGACACTAGCACACTACCAGTCAAGGCACTAGCACCATCTGATACTGAATGTTCTACAACAGTACCTACTGTTCTACTTGTTTCTGATGCTGTTCCTTGTTCAGTACTAGTTGTTCCATCACCGTTTGTAGTTTTAACATCAGTCCTTGTATAATTTACAGTATCGTCTGTGTATGAACTGTATGTTGTTGTTATAGTATAAGTGTCAGTCCATGTACTCGTTACAGTACCTACTACTTCGATCCTAGTAAGGTCTGTTGTTGATTTAACTCTTGTATCATTTGTTTTAACTACTACTCGTTCGGTGGCACTATATGTTACAACAACATTTTCTGTTGTCATGTCAGCCAAGTCGTATTTTGTTTGGATCTTTTCTTTTTGGTCTGTGGTGTTTGTAGCAATTTTCTGATCAAAAGCATTGTCATTTAGTAGCCATTGGTAATTGTCTGTTTCAAACGCTGACCCGTCTTTGTGGGCAGTAATAAAAGCATCTAGTTCCTTAATAACAACCATGTATGCTTTATATTCAGCATAGTTTGTTTTAAAGTTAGGATCGCTATCCATTAGAGTATTTAAATTAGGATCTATTACAGATTTTATTTGTTGCTCTACTTCTAGCAGATTTTTTAACATAGGTTGAAAGTCTTTTAAACTATTCAAATCACCTGTTGTTAAG